ATAATATACAGATCCTCTTGGGAAAGAAAGTTTATGATAATGTGTGACACTAAAGATAATGTTGTAAAATGGGCAAGTGAGCCAGTTGAAATCAAGTATATCTGGTCTTTTGATAAAAGAGAGCATAAATATTATCCTGACTTTTACATGAAAACTAAAACCGAAGATGGATTCGAAGAGTTTCTAGTTGAAATAAAACCAGAAGCTCAAATTAAAAAACCACAACCACCAAAAAAGAGAAGTAAGGGAGCTATTAAATCTTATAAGTTTTTAGCTGAGCAGTATGTCAAGAATATGGATAAATATAAGTATGCCAGGGCCTGGTCAGAAAACAGGGGCTGGAGATTTATCGTACTTACAGAAAAGTCACTTAAATAATGGGTCAAATCAAAAAAGACATAAAGCAACTATTTAAATCAGCTGGCAATAAAGGCAAAGCCATCAATGAGGCTAAAAAATGGTTTGATAAGGGTAAAACAAAAAGTATTGCAGATACTCGTAGGCCATTTGAACCAGGAAAGATATATGTTTTTGAATATAAAAAACCCAAACACATTGACAGAATAGCATGGTTCGATGCTAATCCAGTTGTACTAGCATTAGATCCAACTGATTTTGGAAATGACTGTGGCATAAATTTAAACTTATTACCACCCAATATAAAAGAAGACTTACTAGATTTTGTTTATGAACAAATGAAAGGTCAAATAGAAAACCAAAAGAAAGGTGGTTCTGCAGATAATGCAAAAAAACAAAGTGAGCTTAAGTTCACTTATGAAGGTGCAAAGAGATTTCTAAAAGAGTATGGCTTCGATTTTGCAATCAGACAATACATTCCAAATCTTAAATCAAATCAAAAGGTTGTGTCTTATGAAAGTTGGGCCAAAATAGCGATTTTAGACTTTGCAGACATTAATGGTAGCGACTTGAACAAGATCCAGGAAGCATTTAGAAACCACTTAAAGAAATGAGATATATAAAACATAACATAAATTAAAAAGTATGGCAGGATTTACAGATAAAAGAAACGGGCCATTGAGCGTCAATACAAAACCGTTTAGCCTCTCAAGTGCACTTAAAACCTTGAGTAGTTTCGGTATGCGCTATGATGATCTAGTACTTAGACAGTCACAAGCCATCGGTCCAATGGAAGCCCAAATAGGGTATGGGGAAATGAACCCATTTGGATACGACAATGACGACATCTACGGTGCATTCGCAGCCATGTCCATGACCGACATTAATCTTAAGAAGAATATTCCATTCTTTGATAAAGATTATCTAACAAAAAGAGATGAATTAAGAAGATTCTCAACCAATGATGAAATTGAAGATATTTTAGATATTCTATGTGATGAGACTATCGTATATGATGAAAAGAATTTCTTCGCTCAACCTGAAGTATTAGGACTTGACATATCTGATAAGGTAAACAAAGATCTTAACAGATACTTTAGACAAATCTATCACTATTTTGGTTTTACAGAAGATCAATCGGCATGGTACTACTATAGAAAATTCTTGATAGATGGTTATTTGGCATTTGAAATAATTTATTCCCCTGACCAAAAAGAAATTATAGGTTTTAAAGAACTTGATCCTGTTACATTAATCCCAGGTTATAATACTGACGATGGTAAAAAGGTTTGGGTACAATATAAAGATGATCCAGTAAAAGAAAGAAAATTATACGATTCACAAATCATATACGTATCTTATTCGTCTATTACAACAGCATCAAGAGTCTCTTACTTAGAAAGATTAGTAAGAGCATTTAACCTACTTAGAATTATGGAACACACTAGAGTGATCTGGTCTGTTACCAATGCTTCGTTTAGAATGAAGTTTATTATCCCAGTTGGTGGTAAATCTAAAACAAGAGCAAAGCAATCACTTTCTCAGTTAATGAATTCTTATAAAGAACAAGTAGATTTCGATTGGGACTCAGCTTCTCTCTCAACTGATGGTAAACCAATGCTCCAGTTTAGTAAAGAATATTGGTTACCTTCTAAGGACGGTGATTCACCAGAAATTGAAACTCTTGGTGGTGAAGGTCCAGAACTAAACGACACTGAAGCACTTAAATATTTCTCAGATAAATTAAAACACGTATCTAAGATACCATTTAATAGATTCTTATATGAAGATGGTGGTGGGGAATTTAACCTTGCAGCCGATGGTATGATTAGAGACGAGATTAAGTTTGGTAAATTTATCAAGCGTTTAAGATCTACGTTCCAAGAAATATTAGTTAAGCCATTGTATTTACAAATCTGTTTAAAATATCCAGAGTTTGTAGATGATCCACAATTTAAAACTCAAGTAGCTTTAAGATTCAATGAAGAAAACATGTTTGCTGAAATGAAGCACATGGAAATCATGGAAAAAAGACTTGAATTTATTGGATCTATGAGAGATAGCTTAATGACTACTAATCAAGAAACAATGGAAGAAGAATATTACTTCGATCAGGAATACCTAGTTAAAAAATATCTAAAATTGTCTGATGATGAAATTAGATCAAATGAAGCTGCAAAAGCAGCAAAAGCTAGAGAAGACGCTGAGGCTCCTGAAGAAGAAGATGATGGGATGGGCATCTAAAATAAATTGAATATATAAATTATTATGAAAGTAATTAAAACAATAGAAGCGTTTGCTAAAGAGAAAAGCTACAATAAAGTTATTGAGGCAGCTACAAGAGTAGGCGAAGAATCAAAGGTTTATGTCGATGACATCGATCTAGATTCAGGTAAAACAGTAAAAGCTGTTGAAATTATTGGAGCTATTAATGCATTTCCAACAGAGAAAGAATTTAAAAAGTATTTCTATGATCAGTATGGAGAGAATGCATTTGGTGAAGGTGAAATTGAAGTGATTATTAAATATTACAATGACGTCAAAACCGAAGAAGCTGAAGCTGAAAAAGAAGCTGAAAAAGAAGAAGGCGGAGACGGCGAAGAAGGCGGTGAGGATGATCCTCTAGGAGACATCTAAAGGTAATAAGATAATTACATAATAACTAAAGGATATATATTAAAAATAGAAAATCCATAAATATGAAAAAAGCAAAGGATTTGCTAATCGTTGAAATGTCGTCATCGGCTCTGAATGTAACATCATCAGAGGAGAAAGATTACGTTCTCGAAGGAGTATTTGGTCAAATTGATCAAAAAAATAGAAACAATAGAATCTACACTGAAGATGAATATGTTCCTCAAATTGAGGCTCTTCAGCAGAAAATTGAATCTTCTAAATTGTTAGGTGAATTAGATCACCCGCAGCAATTTGACACTTCATTAAAGAATGTATCTCACATCGTTGAAGAACTTTTTTACGATAAAGAAAGCAAAGAAGTAAGAGGTAAAATCAGACTATTAGATACTGATGCAGGTAGACAAGCTAAAGCATTAGTTGATGCTGGTGTACCATTACAAATCTCATCAAGAGCAGCGGGCGCTGTCGAATCAAACGGTAAAGTAAAAATCAAACAACTATTCACCTACGATTTAGTAGCTGACCCTGGTTTTGAAAATGCAGAACTTAAGAGAGTTAATGAATCTTACGGATATGCAACAGACGGTGGTTTATACATTTACGAAATGGGCGAAGCTAACGTTACCGAAAATATTGAAACTCAAAACTTAAATACAGAAATAAAAGAAAATAAAAACATGGAGGAATTCGTAAAAGCCGAAGACTTTAATAGATATTCTGAATATCTAGCAAAAGAAATTAAAGGCATAAAAGAGTCAATGGACGCTAAAGCTGCTGATGCTAGTGAAGACATGACTGTAGAAAACATTAAATCTCACAATGATCATATTGCTGATAACGTTAATACATTATCAGAGTATGTTACTTATTTAGCTGAGAAACTAGACCAATCTATTCAATATTCTGAACACGTTGCTGAAAAAGCAGATCAAGGTATTTCATATACTGAGTCAGTTGCTGAGAAATTAGATCAAGGTATTCAATATTCTGAGCATTTAGCTGAGTCTATTACTAAAGTAAAAGATTTCGCTAACTATTTAGCAGAATCTCATAACGAAGGCGCTGATTCAGCTGCTAATATTTTAGGTTATGTAGAATACTTAAGAGAAAACTTACAATCTATTTCAGAATATGCAGAATACATTGCAGAATCAATCAACGAAAACTTAGTAGTTGAAGACGGTGCAGGTGTAGATGCTGAAGACTTAGAAGACGAAACTGTCGATGAAACACCAGACGTTGTTGACGCAGACGGTGAAGAGTACGAAAAAGCTGACGATAGAGCAGAAGATAATTCAGACGAATTAGAAGATGAAATCGAAGACGGCGAAGAAGGTGCTAAAGAAGTTACTGAAGACGAAGGTGAAGAAGCTGGCAAAGAAGTTGAAGAAATTGAAGACGACGCAGCTGAAGATCTTGGTGAAGATAAAGCTGAAGAAATCGAAGACGACATCAACGACAAAGGTGAAGTTGAAGATCTAGACGACAAAGTAGAAGATACTCCAGAAGAAGTTGATAATGCTGAAGATCACGTAGGCGAAGATTTAGAAGATGAAGTTTCTGATATTGCTAAAGATGAAATCGAAGATCACGAAGAAGAAATGCACTCTAAAGGTGAAGAAGAAGCTGAAGGTGAAGAAGAAGCTGAAGAAGAAGTTGAAGCTGAAGAAGAAGTTGAAGCTGAAGAAGAAGTTGAAGAAATGACTGAAGACGTTGAAGGTGAAGACGCTGGAGAAGAAGGTGAAGAAGTTGTTAAGAAAGGCGAAGAAGAACTAGACAAAATAGGCGATAACTCAGCTGAAGGTGATGTTGATTCTCACAAAGCTGGTGAAGAAGGCGAAGATCTAGAATCTGATTTAGATAACAGTGATCAAGAAATTCCACCAACAGGTAATACTGACGAAGCAGAACCTGGTGAAGGCGAAGAAGAAGCTGAAGGCGAAGATGGCGCACAAGATCCATTAGAAGCTTATAAAAGCGAAATCTCTGCAAAACTAAACAATTTGATCGAAACAGCTCAAATTAAAGAAAATGAAAATCCATCTTTCTTTAGAGTCGTATCATCATCTACAATAGAAAAGTATAACGCTCTTAACGAAGACGCTAAAACAGAAGTTAGATCAGCAGTATCTAAAAGAGGTTTTATGACTGAAAGAGAAATTACTTCTATTATTGAATCATCTCAATTAATCGTTGAGAATAAAAACGCTGAACCATTTTTCCTAGCGGCTATGCCATTAGAATACAAAGAAACATGGGAAAACTTAAGCGAAGCTAAAAAATCTCAAATTGGTGCACAATCTAAGTATCACACTTTAAACACTGAATACCAAGTAAGAAACTTTTGGCAAACTAGAGATCTTAGAGAAACTAAGGTTGATTTAAACAAAGTAGCAATGGTTAACGAATCTAAGACAGAAGATAAGCCTTCACTTGGATATGATGCATCTAGCTACGCTGACGCGTTTAAGAAAAGATTCAACAAATAAAAGGATATATAATAATATAATCGACGAAAACGGGTGACAGAAGCAGAAAACCCAAGCATGTCGAGTTTAACTATAAACACAAACAAAAAAAGAACATTTACAAAATGGCAAATTTAATTAACGAATCTGAGATCAGAGGTACTTGGGCTCCTATTATTGAGGAAGCAACAGGAATCAATGAATCAGAAAAGCTAGCTTGGATGTCGACTTACTGTCACAATCACAAGCTTTATGAAGACGCTCAAATGATGGCGTTAAACCCAGTTTCTCCGGGAACTCAAAACATCGGTGGTATGGGCTCTGTAGTCCTTCCAGATGCAACTGCATCTTTCGCAAATCAAAGAGGTTCAGGTGACAAAGCTCCAACTTTATTACCTTTAGCAATGCAAGTTGCTGCTCAAACGATTGCATTAGACTTAGTACCAGTTGTACCAATGGCAGGTCCTATGGGCTTACTATCTTACTTAGACTTCGTATACGAAGGTGGTAGAATTGACGGTGGTGTTGCTCCAACATTCATCAAGTCAGAAGATGCTGACGGTGCTGGTGAAGCAAGCGGTTACAAATTCACTAAATTAGACAAAGCATCAAGAATTGATGGTTTTGCTATCTATGAAGTTGAAGAAACTGGTGCACACGTTGACGCTGAAGGTGATGCTGTTACTTTACTAGCTGCATTTAGAGCTACTAATGCTGCTGATGATGCTGATATCGAATTAGTAAAAGCGTTAGAAGACCACATTCCAGGATTCTCTGGTGCTGGTGCATTTAACGGCGAAGGCGGTGTAAGCGATGTTTATCCAATGTCAAGAGAGACAGGGGAAAGAACTCCAGACAAATTAATGGGTCTAAGCTTATTCTCTAAGTCAGTTGCTGCTGAAACTTTCCAAGTTGCTGCTGCAGTTACAAGAGAGCAAGTACAAGATCTTAAGCAATTCGGTGTTGACGCTGTTGCTCAAGTAGAAGCAGTATTAACTAACGAATTGACTCAGTCTATCAACCAACACATCTTAGCTGAAATGAGAAGATTAGCTAAAGAAAATGCTGGTGTTGAATTAGCTGCTTCAGTTGATTTCGCTACAGCATACGATTTAGGTGGTAACACTTTCGGTGATGTAAACAGAAGAGTCCTTACTCACATCTTAGCTCACGCTAACTTCATCGCTAACAAAGGTAGAAGAGGTGCTGGTAACTTTGCAGTTGTTTCTGCAAAAATGGCATCAGTTTTACAAGGTGTTGCAGGTTTCGTACCTAACCCAATGGCTAACACAGTTAACCAAGTTGCAGGTGCAATCTATCCATTAGGTTCAGTTGCAGGTATCAACGTATACACTGACCCTACTCAGAAATTTGAGTCAGGTGACGTATTAGTTGGTAGAAAAGGTGACGGTAACGGTCCTGGTTTAGTATTCATGCCATACTTAATGGCTGAATCAGTACAAACTATTGCTGAAGGTACTATGGCTCCAAAGGTAGCTGTAAAATCTAGATACGCATTAGTTGAAGCTGGATTCCACCCACAAACTCAATACTCTACGTTCGAGGTTAAGAACATCCAACTATAAGAGTTAAATAGCAATATTTAAATTAAAAGGCCCTCTTTTTGAGGGTCTTTTTTTTGCTTTAAACTTTAGGCTTATTTAAGAAGATATATAAACCATAGACATTTTAAAAAATATACACAAATGATGAAACTTAATAAAAGAATCAAATTGTATGAAGAATTTGCAGGAACTGCAATGGATTCTTCAAATAATACGGCACCTGCTTCTAAAACTACGTCTAATTCTGTAGCAGTTGACAAGACTAACGTTAAATCAGATGATGCTACAAAAAAAGCAGAAGGTGAAAAAGTAAGAGCTAGTGTTATTAAGGATGTAGATGCTATTTTAACAAACTTATCTAAATTATCAGATCAGATCAAAGAACATTATATGATCAATGAAGAGGTTTCTATGGAAAGTGTTTTAGCTTCTCTTAAATCTTCTTTCGCTATAGCTAAATGCGAAAGTAAACTAGGAAAGTATAAAAAGATTGCATTGATGGCAAATAAAGATCAACAAACTGCAGATAACATACAGAGTGAATTTAAAACAATGGCCAAATTTGATAAGCAGATAGAAGCAGCAGAAGGTGAAAAAAAGGTAAAACTTAAAGAAGCTAAGAAGAATGCTAAAACAGAATTAGATCATAATAAAGAAGTTAACGCTGAAAAATTAAAAAATGCTCTTCAAGAATTCGAAACTGAACTAGGAGAAGCTGAAAAAAACATAGCTAAAGACAGTCCATTAGGAAAGGTATATTTTAAAAGAAAGGCAGTTTTAAAGAACATAGTCGCAGAAGAAGGTTTAGAGAATAAGGCTAAGGTATTTAAAGCTATGGGTAAAAAAGAAGCGGCATTAGCTGCAGCTGGAGAATTAAAAGAAGTTCAACAAAAGGGAAAAGAATTAGCTCAGGCAATAGCAGATGGAGAAAAAGAAGCAAGTGACGATATTAAAGAACTAGAAGGCGTTAAAGCATTCCTTCCTGAAATTGAAGCTATTCAAAAAACTTCGGTTGCTATAAAGAAAATCGGAGATCAAGCAGACGCTCATATAAATAAATTAAAGCCTGCTAAAAAGGAAGAAACAGCTGACGACACCAAGACTGACGACACGAAGACTGACGACACCAAGACTGACGACACCAAGACTGACGACACCAAGACTGACGACACGAAGACTGACGACACGAAGACTGACGACACCAAGACTGACGACACCAAGACTGACGATGATACCAAGACTGACGATGACAAGAATAAAATAAAAGAAGAATCTTTGGACATAGACAATGTTGTAGAAAACGCTAAAGTAGAAGATCTTTATTCTGCAGCAAAGGGTGCTAATGATGAAGGTGCTTTAAATAAGGCTAAAGAATTAGCTTCATCTTTAAAGGCAGCTGCAGCTGAAGAATTAGCTGCAAAAACTGC